TGCTGGTGTAGACTCTAATGGTCTTGGTTCTGGTGGTAATATTACACAAACGGTATTACAACAAGAATATCAAGTATTAGCTGTGATAGACAGTAATACTTTTACTATTACAGCTAAAGATACGTCAGGCAGTACGGTAACAGCTAATGCATCTGACAGTGGTAATGGGGGTGGTAGTTCTACAGCAGCTTTACAAATTAGTTATGGAGCAGACGATTACATATCTTCAACAGGTTGGAGTGTTGGTGCATGGGGAGATAGTTCATGGGGTTCAACAACAGCGATATCAGAATTAAATCAATTAAGATTATGGACACACGATAATTACGGTGAAGATTTAATTATTAACCCTAGAAACGGTGGTATTTATTATTGGGATGCTAGTGCTAATTCTTACGGTTCAGCCATAAGAGCAGTAGAATTAGCGGGTCGTACAGGTGCTAATTTAGTGCCTACTAAAGCTTTACAAGTATTAACTTCAGAAACCGATAGACATCTTATAATATTAGGAGCAGATCCCTTAAACGCCTCAGGAACGGCTAGAACGGGGG